TTTTTGGTTTATCCAGTATTATATATTGAGAGTATAAATATAATGGATGAGTTTAAAAATAATATTCAAAATATTATTTTACCTCCTATAATAAAACCAGATACAACCCTTGAAGAAAAAATTAATGAATATGAAAATTTCTTTAAAAATTTGCCAATTGAAATATATCAAGAAATGACGATAATTATTAATGAATTTGCCGATTTATTAAATGCAACAAGAGTGTTTTATAAGGAACTCGTAAATTTTTACATGCAAACCCCAAATATTTATCAAGGATAATACTTTATTTATTTAAAGATCCGGAAAAAACCGATATATTTGAAGAATATCTTTATGCAATCGTAATACAAAAAATATTAATGTTGTTTTTGTCAAATGGGATAACCAATTTATTGCAACTTTCTAGTGAAATAAATTTAGATAATCCTTCCGCCAAAATGATAGTTGAAATATTGTCTAATATTTATACCGAATTTATAAAAGAAGATCCAATTAAACAAGAAAGAATTAANAANATTGTTGAATCATTTCCAAAGAAAATCACAATTAAACTATAATATCCCAATCATAAATTCCATATATTTTGTCTAACGAAGAAGATACTTCAATAGAAGAACCGGTATAAGTATTAGATAAGTAAGTTATTGCGGCACCATATGCAAGTATTAAAGACATAAATGAATCATCTAATGCCTCNGGATCTTCCTTTTCGTATGTTAAATATGGTTCCTTTCTTGATTTATATTCTGTTCTTGTATATGTTGTATATTCTCTTATAAATGGTGCAATAATTTCATATCTTGGAAATTTTATTTTTCCACTTTTTAAGTCTTTAATAAACATTTCCATTAAACGATATTTAGAACCNATAAAACGACCTCTTGATTCAGAATATTTAGGAGGATTATCTCCTCCTGTAAATTCAAATTCAAAGATAGGAAATCCCTTGCTTTCTAAATATGAATTTCTTCCTAATCCCATTCCCCAATCGCCAAATATCCTAACCGGTCTAAATCGCATTAAATCTTTTTCTACATTTAAATGAACGGTATTTTTTATTCCTTCTGTTCCTGTATATTTTTTAACAAATAAAACATAAAATTTTTCATCTTTATAACCAAGTATCGTTAAAACGGTATATGTCATGTCACCTGCCCAATCTATTCCCCCAAATAAAATATATTGTTGTGTTGGGTCATAAACATTAATAAAATCATAATTTTCGCAATTTTTTCTTATATCATTTTCCGTAATAATTTTATCTTGTAATTGTATGGGTTCTCCAACAATTTCGTTTACNAATGCCTCATAAGTATTTAATCTTTGTTTTTCAATAACTTTCCATGGTATCCAGTATGCAAACAAAGAAGATAATCTTAACGATAAATATTTTCCATTAGGATTAGTTTGCACTAATTTTCCATTTTCTTTGATAATTTTTCTTGTTAATTGGGTTTTACACTTAATACAAAAAGGGCCATATGAAATATTGTCATAATCTATATTTTCTCTTGTCGCAAAGTTTTCTGTTTTACAATTGGGACATATAACCATATATTCATGTCTTGTTCCTTCATACCACATATCATATGATAAATGATATTCGGTTTTGAATGTTCCAGCATAAAATTCTATTCCATATTTTGATGATATAATAGTAGGACGAATTTTATCAACAAAATCATAATGTAAATCTTGACACTCATCAAATATAATAACATCTGGATGCGCACCTCTTATTTTTATTCCCTTCTCATCCTCCGTTTTAACTATCTGATGCCTAAAATATATAACTGAATTATTTTTAAATTTTTTCATATAGACTCTTTGTTTTCCTAAAGAAATATTTGAATACATTAAAAGTAATTGNGGAGAGTTATTAATAATACGATTGAATGTTTCCTCGACCGTTATTTTAATTTGTTGATCGGTTGGCAAAAAATATCCTATTTTTAAATTACTTTGCAATCTCGCAAGTAATAGTGCAATAGTTCCCATCGTATAAGATTTTCCAACTGATCTTGATGCAATAAATACTTTTGTATCTCCCTTTTCTATTTTAAACAATGGTTTTAATGGTTCTCTTAAAACATATACATCTGGAGGAATAATTTTATTGACATATTTGGTTAAATCTATTGACATTTTAATTTGTAATGTCAATTATTAAACCTTGTTGTGATTGTCCTGAAACTTTTTTAGAATTAAATGATACTCCTAATTCTTATTTAGGACAAGGAAATAAATTTGTTGCTGTTAAATCAACAGAAGATGGATTAGAATTTGTTGAATTAAATATAAGTGCAAATCAAATATTATTTTTCGAAAATGTTCAAAGTTTATATTTGCAAGATACCATTGATTTAAATGATAATCAAATTGCATATGTAAAAGAAACCAATACTTTTTATTATTTAAGAAAAAATGGTATAAACAGTGGAACACCATATGATCCTTTAAAAATTAATGTTTATTCTTCCGTAAATGGTGTTTGGGTTAACACTAAACAAAAAGTAATTTATTTTACTAATGAAAATTTCCCCATTCAAGATGGACTATGTCCCGAAACCGCATTTAACATTAACACTTTTAATAACATAATTATTAAATCAACATTAGAAAATCTTTATATTTATTATAGGCAAGNCATACNAGATACAGNANTAAAATCTTTAAATATTGATGTTGGTAATATTAATTTTTTATATATTACCAGTCCTGATTATGCACTTAATTTATCTTTAAAATGCAATTATATTGAACATTTTTATATTTATTATGGAGGTTCAGAATATTTTCAAGTAAATTTTTCTTCTATGGATTTTAATGCAATAAACAATTTGTATCTTGATGGATTATATTATGAATTTAATGGCAATTATCGTATTAAGAATGTTTTTCTTTCTGAAGATGTAAGTGGTGTTATTGTTTCTATACCATTTAATTTTGTAAGTAGAAGAGGTATATATCATACTAAAATTTTATCTCCCACAGTTGCATTAAGAACCAATGATTTATATGATTATTCTTCCTTATTAACTTATGATACTACGCGTAATTTTACTTTAATTGATAATATAGAATTTATTTATAACTATATTTCTATTGAGGGAGACCCAAAAACTGTATTATTAAAATATAAAATTCATTATAACACCATTCCAAAATATTTTAATGTTTTATACGATTTGCCTTTTAATAAAGAATTTTCTAATGGACAATATTTTGAATTAATATTAAAAGAACAAATAAAAAATATTCCCGAATGTTGTTATGAATATGATACGATAAGAAAAAAGTATATACTAAGACCGGGACAAACACAATATTTTACTATTGATAGAAGTATTATAGAAAATACCCATGTTGGGGCAATATTATTGAATATAACNGTTGAAAATAGGATAAATATCAGAACAGATACGGGAGATATAGATGATGCTATTAGTGATGGAGAAATATGGTATGTTTTAAGTAAAAAAGTTTTTAATACTATACTTAATAATATCGACTCTTTCTTTATTATCGAAAATCCCACAAGTTCACCATCTTATTTCTTAATGAAATTGGTTTATCTATATTTGTAACATGTTAATTAAAAATATCATTCCTTCTTTCCATGCNATTGTAAAATCCACTTTAAAACATGAATCTAATTTATCTTATCCATTTATATCAACATTTGTATCTCAAAACAACAATTATGGACCCACAATANTGGTTGAAAATGTTAAATGGACAAATTATCAAGAAAATAGTGTTAATTTAAATTTAAATATTGTTAGTTATGAAATCAAATTCGGTTTAACTTTTGTTAAAATTCAATATCATAGTTTTTTAGATAATCTTGTAATAGGGACACCCTTGAAAGTTGTTATAACGGATTGTCCTGCATCCCCATCTGAACCAAGTAATTATAATTGTATTTATATAGGAAATCAAACATTTGTTTATAATGGTTTAATATTTAGTGGTGATCCGTGTTTTAAAATATTTAAATACATTACTTATGATAAATATTCTTCTGTATTTTTACTTTATACTTATTGGCATGGTGTCATTGATCCGAATATTGGTTCATTTTATCAAAGGATTATTCCCGAACTTCCATCTTTCATTACCTCATTGCATGTTATAGGAGGAATAAGATTTGTTGGATATTATAATAACACACAAAGAGATGGTATCAATTTTGCATTAGAATATTCCCTAGAAAGAGAACAATATTTAAATAATCTATTATTGTATTTGATTTATGACGAGAATTTTGAATATATGCCAAACAAATTTTTAGGTTTTAATACTAATCCAAATTTAAATTCAAATTATTATCAAATTACTTCAGGAGAATTCAAAACAATACAAGAAGAAAAGAAACCGGATAGAATTATAATTTATAATGAAGATGATTGGAAAAATGTATACTATTATCCATTAGATGTGGATTTAATGTTTGCCGTAAGTGATGAAGAAGGAAACTTAATTTCCTTTGATGGCCACAATCTTTTTAAACTTAATACCTACTTATTAAAAAATCATTCTATTTTTACGCCACAATTACTCAATATTAAAGTAAATTCAAGTGATGATGTTTTAAGTTCTGAAATTTTACAAGATTTCATACTTCTTATCAATAATCCCAATCTTGATTTAAAATATATTAATGATTATAATCCTTCGAATAAAAAAATTTTTGTTTTTAATTTTGGTGGTATAAAAAGAGAAGATATTGAAAGTGGTATTAATATCAAGTTTTATATAAATGAAATAATGCGTTATAATAATGTTGTAAGAAATACAAATATGATTTTAATTAGAACCGAACCAAATATTAACATACAAAAATTAAATAACAATTTATTATCTATGGATATTGTATTAACTTCTAGTGATATTGGGGGAAAAATAATTGGTTCTTTCGGTTTAATTGAAAATAAAATATATCCAGTTCCATTTAGAATTGATTTTAATAATATTGGAAATAGAATTTTAATTTTCAGAGAAACACTTGAAAGATTTGATGAAATTTATATTATTTATGATAAAAATGCATTAGATAAAGAGTTGTCTTTTAGAGTAGACAATGATTATCCATTTCATGAAATATATTGCCTTCCTAAAAATTTTGTTATTTTTGTTACAAATTACAATTCCGATGTTATTACCAATTTAATTCCCGACGAAACACCTTATAATTTCAATGAAGTAATAAGAAATATTCCGAGTGATTATTCTTATTATGTTGGAGTTATTGATCCATTAAGACCAACACCGAAATTATTAAATTTAAATATATTAGATAAATACAAAATATTTTCTTTCTTCGTGTGACATTTTTATGGGGGTGAAAGTGGGTTTCGACTCTGGAATCTTTGATTTTGAGAAGTGCAACGGTATACGCATAACGGACGAGTAGATCTATAGATTTTTCTTTTTTTATTTTTTTTGATTTTTTCTAAAAACGGATTCCAGAGGACGCGGGTTCAACTCCCGCCACCTCCATTTAAAAAATGACAAAAAAGAAAAATAATAAAATACATCCTGATGATTTTTTATATGTAGAAGAAACACCAAATTATATTATTCAAAAAATTAGAAAAGATCCTCCTGATGCAACTAAATATCGCAGAAAAGAAGTATATGATAAAGATGGGTATCGCCATCTTTTAACCATTGCAGTAGTAAGTAGAAAAGGAAAAAGAGGAGGAAGAACCGTTGTTACATCCATTTGGCATCCCAAAGATGAACCAAAGGCAAGAAAATTAAAAGAACTTGCCAAAAGAAAAGGAAAATTAAAAAGAAGTAAAATAGTTGAAAAACAAAGAAAAAAATAAAAATGTCTTAATGGCGACATTTTATAATGTATGAATATTCCTTTTTCACCAGTAAGAATTTATAATATTTTCCTAGATGAAATACAAGAATTACCTTCCGTAGAATTTACCGCATGTATTATTGGTCCCGTTTTACCTTTGGTTGATAGAGAATTTAGTGAAGAAAATACTTATACTAGTGGAACCAATTTTTACTTAAATTTTATTTTTAATCCCAATGAATTTCCCGTTAACTATAACTTTTATATTTCTCCTAAAAGTAAAAGAACATATGTTAAACCAAGATATGAATTATATACATATTATAAAGGCGTAAAAATAACATTAAGACCAAATATTGATTATATTGTGGAGGAGGATAATAATCGTTTTAAATTACTTAATATTTCTGGCGGCAATTTTAATTTATTTTTGGGTAATATCTTCTTGAAAAAAATAAATTGTTCTGGTTCAAATGTAGAATTTATTTCTAATTCCTCTCTTACCTCATATGGTGTTATATTAGAAAAAAATTTAATATTAAAAACATCATCTATTGAATTAGAAATTATTGATATTATTCCTCCCAATAAAATTAAGTGTCAAATTTTATCTGGTGATTGTAGTAACATTTCTAATCTTGATATTTATGAAACTTATAAATTATTTCCCGTTGATGTTGATGGTTCTCAATTTACAATAGAAAATATAACTTTAAATGGAATTTATCGTGTATTTAAATCATTTAAAGATAATGAAGGAAAACCTCTCGTTATTAAAATTGATAATACAATAAAAGTAAAAACCAATTTTGGTGGTGATGTTATTGATGATTTAGATAATTTATTATTTGTCGGATGTAATATACTTTTAAAGAACATGGCACAAAAAAAGGCATTTTATGTTATTCCATTAGTTTCACAAGACGAAGAATCTTATTTTAATGCATTAAACAAAATAACTGAATTAACATTTGAAAATGAAATACCTTATGAGATTACCGTATTAACCATGAATGATGATGTTTTGAATGGTTTAATTGATTTTATTATACAACAAAATGATCCTTTATATTCCAATCCTATAAGATGTTTTATTGCACCCGATTTACCATTATATGATTATGATTGGAAAGTGGGAAATAATAATATGGGAAGTGAATATTCATATTTAGTTACTGAAAACACCGGATTACAAACAATAGGAGTATCAAATATAACTATTACTGATGTAGTTAAAATAGAATATACTGGCACAGATCCATCTTATAATCCAGGTTATGATTATATTGTATTTACTGATGATAGTAAAAGTTTTATTATTGTATTAGATAGAAACGATGTTAATAATGATGATGTAAATAATATTATAACATTTCCACTATCAAAAATTAAATATGTCATTGGAAAACAATTAACTTATGATAATTTAAAAACAATAACTTTAACTGATAGTGCAAATATACAAACTTCATATTCAACCAATAGTATTGCCTATTCCATAACCCCACAATCATTGGAAAATGTTAAAAATTATTGGATAAATTATGTCAATAATGAAAGGGTTAATATTGTCAATCCATGGTTAATAACATATGATAAGGAAAGATTACCTGGGTTTTATTTATCTTGTGCAAGAATGGGACAAAGTGTTGGAGAACCAGTTATTTCTAAACCAACATCTGCGGAACCTATTAATTTAAGAGATATTGTAGAAAGACCCGATTATTCCATTGAAGTATTTGGTCCGGTATTATTTGATGCATTAATTAATGGCGGAATTGATGTATGTTTAATATATGATGGAATATTTCAATCTTGGCATCAAAGAACATCTTATAAGGGACCACAAATTGATAGAAAATATCAAAATACCATTAAGGCACTTGATTATTTCAATTGGAGACAAAAGAAAATTGCATTAAGATACACAAGAAAATATGCATTATCTTCTCAAATTATTAATCGTTTAAGAACCGAACTTGAATTAAATTTAAACATTTTAAAAAGTAATACATCATTTGGTCCCGTTTTAGGTCCCTCTTCTAAAATATTAAGAATAATCGTTGTTAGAGATCCATCTGATATACCGCCCGATATTCCCGTTTCATTAGAGGCGGGAGTTATTATTGTAAATAAAGTGGAATTATTAAGACCATGGTTAACAACAATAATTTATAACATGATTACGGCACACTAATGAAAAATATTTTTCTTTTAATAAAAGATATTTTCCAAAGTGAAAGATTATTATTAGATAAATATCCTGTATTAAATCTCAAAACAAAAAAAGAATTAGATAAACTTCTTGATGAAATAATTAACAATATGGATAGTATTTTTCAAAAAATAAAAATTGAAGATTGTATTATTCAACCATTATATACTTTTTTAGATTCCGACAGTAAAATGATTTTCCAAACAAATGGAAATCCCCTTAATCTTACTATTTTGATTAATAACATTGTTTCTCAAAATCCGAAATATCTTTTTTTAAGAATTTTTGAAAATGATATTTCTGATCCATCAACGATAATAAAAATCGTTGTTAATCATTCCTATTATATTTATAACGATATATTTAAAAATTTTCTTTATCTTAAATTTCCGCAAGACAATATATATAACATTTCCATAATTTTCGAAAATCTTATAGAAAACACTCCCAATTATTTACAAATGAAATTTCCGGAAATATATATCCATGCGTTCCATATTTAAATTAATAAATGATATATTTCAAAGTGAAAGATTACTTTTAGATAAGTATCCATTTTTAAATTTAAAAACAAAAAATGTTATACTAAAAACACTTCAAATATTTACTAATTTTGAAACATTTCTTGTTAAAAAAGTTGAATTTAAAGATGTAATTATTAATCCCCCTATCCAAATAAACGATAATATCCTTTTTTATTCCAATACTCTTAATGAAGTTCAAATTGAATATACTAATCCATCATTACTAAAAATTCAAAAAATTTTCATAATTTCTCAAAATCAAGATGTAGTATTAAAACAAATTTTCATAAACAATAATTTAGACATAAATAAACAAAATATTCCTTTTTCTGGTTTGATTTTATACGAAAATTTGAGTAATTTTCTTTCATTAAAAATGATACTTGATATATCTGTAAACCATCAATTAATATTTCCCGATATTTATATTATCTTTTGGGATTAAAATTGTGGGTATGCGTCTTATAAACTTTTATAACAACTTTATATCCGAAATAGAAAAAGAAAACAGAAACATTATTTATCAATATAATGCACATGGTTTGGTTTATCTTTCTATAATTGAAAAAGGATATAAAGAGAAAAATGGAATAAAGATTTATAATGCATTTAAAAATGAGATTTTTGGATTGGATTATTTTTTAGATAGAATTGTTAGATTTATATATTCTGCGGCAAATGGACAAGATACTTTTAAAAGGATATTAATTTTAATAGGACCTCCGGGTTCTTCAAAATCAAGTATCGTATCAATTTTAAAAGTTTTACTTGAAGAATATACCAAAAATCATGAAATATATGCACCAAAAGATTGTCCTAATCGTTGTAATCCATTATTTTTACTTCCAAGAAATCTTAAAGAAGAATTAAAATATAAATATGGCGTAAATTATTTAGAATCGTTTTATTTACCATGTCCTGTATGCCAAAAAACTTTAAGAGAAAATCCATGGGAAGAAATTGAACTTGTTCCTATTCAATTTTCCCGTTTAGGCAATATAGGAATTTCCACTTATGCACCGGGAGATCCCAATTCTACTGATGATTCNGTTTTAATAGGAAACTTTTCTATNGCAAAATTAAGTATTTATAAAAATGATAGTGATCCGAGAGTATGGAATTATACTGGTGCATTACAAAGTGGAAACAGAGGAATAGTAGAATTTGTAGAAATAATGAAATCCAAAACTGAACATTTAAACATACTTTTAACCGCCTCGCAAGATAAAATGATAGTTTTAAAAAATTTTGGTGCATATAATATTGATACATTTTTAATTTCTCATACTAATATTCCCGAATATCAAAACTTTATTCAAAGAAGTGATACCGAAGCATTCAGAGATCGTTTATTTGTTATAAAAATACCATACAATTTATCTTATACTAGTGAAATAAAAATCATTAAAAAATTAGTAAAAGAAATTAACCATATGGATCCTCTAGTTTATAAAGTGTCGGCATATTTTTCTATTTTAACAAGAATAATCAAATCTTACAAAAAAGAAGACCTAGAAAAAATCATACAAATATTTGATGAAGAAAATGAAAATATAAATAATAATTCTGATTCCGCAGATATAGAAAGTATTAAAAAAGAATATTACGAGGATTTTAAAGTTGGTATGAGTGGAATTTCACCAAGAACAATTGCGAATATTTTATCCGAATTATCTTCTTTTGATGAAGTTTCTTGTATTGATGTTTTAAAGAAAATATATGATAATTTTATAAAGTTTAATCAAAATAAAAATGTTGAATATAATGAATGTTATTCTATGACTGAAAAATTTTTGGAAAACGAAATAACTAAAACCGTAATTGATGCATTATTAGGATACGATGAAATCGATAAAGAAATTGATTTATTATTTAGAAAATATTACGATCATCTTGGTGCTTATGTCAATAAAACGGAATTAAAAGATCCGGTAACCGGAAAGAAAATTGATATTGATGAAACATTCTTATCTTCTATTGATAAACATCTAAAAATCGTTTCTGATTATGAACATAGAAAAAATGTTTATTTCCGTTTATTAAGTTTAACTTCTTCACTTCTTTTACAAAATCAAACACTATCGTTAAAAAAACATCTTCCTGAATTTTATAACGCACTTAAAGAATATATGTTTAAAGAGAAAATCAAATTATTTGCACCTTCCCTTAATTTTGATATTCCAATTTCAGACGAAAGTAAAAATATTATTCGCATGATTATCGATAATATGAAAAAAATAGGATTTTCCGAAAAGACGGCAAAAGTCGTTCTAAAATACATGAATGATAATATTATTAAATTCTCATGAAATTAAACGCACGCAAATCAAGATTAAAATTCATAAGAAGATTATTAGAAAATTATCCCGATTTAAATATAGAAAGAGTTATTAAACAAGTAAAGTCAACAGAGAATAAATTATTACCACATATACCATATACTTATATTGATATTTATATTCCGGGTGAAGGAAATGGTAGAGGACAAGGACAAGATGATGAAGATCTAAAAATAATGGATGTTGATGAATTTATTGAAATATTTGGTGATTATATTCAACTTCCCATAAAAGAAAAGAAATTTGTAAATATTAATACTAAAAAATATGGTAAAGATAAAAAAGGAAGGGAATCACAAATTGATATTGAAACAACATTAAATAATAGACTTAAGACACTTATTATGATGGGAAAAGAATTGAATGAAAACATCTTAGATGAACTTTTTGAACCTCCATTCTATGAAGATGATATTATTTACAATATTTTTTCAACACAAATTGAATATACATTTGTTCCATTAATAACATACAATATAGACATATCCGGAAGTGTTTCTCCGCAAGAAAGATTTGTAAGTAAGTCTCTTTTAATACTTTTAATGAATTATCTTGTAAAAAATTTTGATGTTTCTTATGTTCAGTTACTTCTTCATTCAACGCAAGTATATGATTTTTCTATTCACAAATTAACTAAAAATATGAATGTTAGAGAACTTATAAATCAAAGAAAAGAAATAAGGGATTATTTTAGACAAACAGAAGGCGGTGGAACATTATTTACGCCTTGGGTTGATTTTTATAAAAGATACCTCGAGAAAAAACCGCAATTAACGAAATATCTTTTCTATTGTTCTGATTTTGAAGTTTCAAATAGTGAAATATTTTATTTCAATAAAAATATTTTAAAACATCCTTATTTATCCTACTGTGTTATATTATATTTTACAGGTAATACTTCCATAAACAAATTAATAGAAGAAAAAATAAATGAAATAATAAATAGTGTTCCGGAGGATAAATATTCTTTAATTGTTTGTAATACCGATTTATCTGTTTACGATTTAATATTAGAAATTTCAAAATATATATCTCAAAATGGAGTGCATGTGATATGAATACACAAAATCTTTCTAAAAAGTTATATGAAATTCTTGGTCCTGGTGATATATTAAATCTCAACGATCCAAAAGTTTTATATCTTTTAATTGAAATATCGGAACAATTGGTTTTAACGGATCCTGTAATATCTATGGCGATATATCGTGCCTCAAGATATCCTATTGTTGATTTTAACATTATTATTGATGACGAAAAAGTAAAAGAAAATCTGGATTTATCAGAAAATATAAAAAATAAAATTGATGAACTAATAAACAAAAAATATTATTTAAGAAATACCTTGATTAACTTACTTGTTGATTATTATACTTATGGTATTGGAATATTAAATATTGAATTTCTTGGAAAGAAAATATTAAAATGTTTAAAATGTAATTTTATTTTTGAAAGTGATTTAATTCCCCCTAATGTTTTACTAAAAGATTTGATTGAAGTTGATAATGAGAAGAAATTGATATATTTAAAGATAAGGTGTCCAAATTGTAGAAATGATAAAATGATATATTTGGATACTTATTCGGATGATTATGTTTATTACTCAAATGTTAAAGACAAAATACTTAAAGATATTAATTTGAGATTATGGTCAGTAAAAGATATAGAAATTTTATATGAACCCTTTACCAAAACTTCTTTAATCAAATTAAATCGTGAATTAATAAAACAAAAAATTAAAGAAATTATTAATAATTTTGGTATTGATGTTTTGAATAAAATTGAATACAATCTCTTAAAATGGTCTTTGATTGAAGACAAAAAAGAAATTCAATTTTATTTAGATAGTAAAACAACATTTACTTTAAAATATAATCTTCCCACCGGAATTGATTTGCCATTTTTCCCGTTAATTGCGAGGGGATACAGAGGTGCATTAATACTTTTAGAAATATATCGTTTATTAGTAAATTACTCACAAGAAATCATACCATATCGTTTATTGTTTTCTCCTCCGCAGGGACAATTAGGTGTTACTCCTGTTCATAATATATCTAAAAAATCTGAAAATTTAAGAAAAGTTTTAAAAGAAATTGATAGGGAACCGTTAAAATTATTCATATCAGATACACCGTATGAAAAATTGGAAATTGGAGGAAATGTTCAAAACATATCAATATTAACGCAATTAATGGAAATGATATATACTAATCTTATAGGAATAACAGATTTACCCAAAGAACTTGTTATGGAAGGAACTTGGGCATCTAATGTTATTTCTATTAGATTACTTGAAAATTCCCTTTTAAATATCACCATTCAATTAAATGAATTCTTACAAAGATTTTCCGAAATATTATCTAAAATTTATAATTTCCCAAAGTTCACATTATCTCTTATACCACCAAGAAGAATTGATTCTTTATCTGAATTTCAATTATTGTTCCAAATACTTCAAGATAAGTTTCCAAAAGAACTTCTATTAAAAACTTATTACGGCATGGAACTTAAAGATATTTATCAACAAATATCTTACGAACAAGAGTTAGACGAAAAATATAATATTCTTTCCGAATTTAGAAGAAAAATTCTTGAAATGAAATATGTTAATTACTTACAAGATTTATTTTCTGAAAATACGGATGAAGAAGGAAATATTGATTATGATAAAATTGCGGATGAAATAATAGAACAAACACAAGGAAATCAAAAGAAAATCGTAACGATACTGGAAAGTGTTGCACAACAATACGGAGAAGATACGGCACATAAACTACTTGAAGTTATAGAACAAAAATTACAACAACTAAAACAAGATAAAAAAGGGAAAGATAAAGAAAATAAAGAGATGCCCGTAAAAAGCATATCTAGAAGAGACGATATTAGTAAATGACTATGATATTTAAATTTACTGATATAAAAAAACAAGTTGAAAATCAAATATCAAATAAGATATCTAATGTTTTAGAAGAAGATTTATTGCATAAAAAACTAACTAATTTTATAGAACCGTCTATTGAAGGATTTATTAATGCAGCGTATAATAATTATTACGGTTTCTATAAAAATATATATCATCGTTTTTCTATACCTTCTTATTTTTTTAGAGATGTTGTTCGTTTTAATACTAATCAGTTTCACATAGGAAGATTGGTTTCTCTTAGAATTGATAAGGATAAAGATTATTATATATGCACTCCGATTTTTAAAAAGAATGACAAATATGGTTTTTATAATATTATTTGTAAAAATGGTATTTGTCGTTTTGATAAAAATCGTTTCTTTGAAGTTGATATTAAAAAAGAAATATTAGGAATCATCGTTGGAAATCAAATAACAGGATATAGAGGATTTCCTGTTAATGAAACTAAACTTTTAATTCCTTTAATAGTAATTCCTATTTATCCTGGTGATATATTCGCAATTCCTTATACATCTTCTATAATAGATATTAAGGATCTTGGTAATATTGGTGTTGATTTGGATATAAACGAAGATGGTAAATATTCGGTTGTTGATAAGGGATTGTTCAAGGTTCTATTTTTTAACAATCTTGTTGTTTGGGTCTTATATAAAGACATTTCTGAATATGAGAAAGAGTGATATTGCATATAAAAGAAAACTAATTGCCTTATTAAAGATTCTTAATATGGAAGACCGTATATATGAAGTTAAGAATCTAAAAACCATTCAAGAAATCAATAAGTATCTCTTTTATAATGAGGATCTCAAAGAAAGATTCAAAATGTATTTAAGGGTCTTAATGGAGAATAGACATAAGTAACAATTAGTATCTTATAATAAGGATCTAATATTTAAAAATATATTTTTTATTTTTTAAAATTTATGTAGAGTCTTATATTTAGATTCTCAATAGTTTCTATAATAATAGTGCTATGAAGAGGGTAAAAAATTGGGGGGACGCCCTCCTCCCCCCAGAGGAAGGTAAGGAGGGAAATAATGAAAACTTCTTAACCGGTGAATCTTCCAACCTTTCCAACGCGAAATGGTATATTCAGAAACTTACGGGACCAGATAAGAATAAAGTTGAAAAAATTATAAATATTCTAGAAAAATACGGTATGGTGATTCCAATAATTTAAGTCCGTTTAGAAAAATGGCGCTTGTAGTGCCATATAGGAATGTGTTTTTGGTTTTTTCTTACGACACAAGGTTTTTCACTGTCTTAGAGTATGTGGCACTTCCAAAGACGATATTCCTCAATACTGAGGAAAAAAGAAAAGTAAATTATGAAGTATTTAAAAAAATAATTGGATTCATTAACGAACTAAACAAAGAATTAAATCCCCCCCTTTAGGGGGGATAAGTTTTAAAAATTTTTAATTTTTTTTATCCCCCTACCATCTCTCTTAAATATTTAAGAGAGATGGTAGGGGGAAGTTGTTTTTAAATCTCATTTATTTTTTTAATTTCAATATTTTATATTAAAAATAAAATTGTTTAATTTAAACACAATCAAAAAGACAAGATAATAAATTTTAAAGATAGTTTATAAAAAATTCTAAATTATAAAAAAGAGAAAAATGAAAATTTCTTTTAAAAATATACCCGAAGTTAAATTCGTAAATCTAACATTAAATTTTATTCCATTTAAAGTGTTTGACCATAATTTTTCTTCGTCATATAAGTATATTTATTATTTAAGAAAAAAAGAATTCTTTTATAGTCTTGAAAATGAAAAAATATCCATTTCAATTTCTCCAAAAAGAAAAATAAAAATATTGCCTAAAATTATAAATAAGATTCAAATTGTACCCGATATTAGTAATACTGATTATATCCATTTAGAGATTATTGATGGAAAAAAAGAAAAATACGATATTTATATGGAATCAAATGGGATTTTTATTATTTATAAAGGAAAAAGATTATTATCCATTGAAAATAAAGATATAGAACCATTTTATTTAGTAGATATCGCAACTAAAGTTATAAAAAACAATTTTTATTTTAATAAAATTACTAACAAACTACAAAATGTTAAAAATTCATTATTAACATATATACAAAATAAGAAATGGGAAAATAAAGATGTTGATTTACTCAAATTTATTTTTGATATAAATGCGGGTAATATTGAATTTAATAATGAAAATTTTAATTTTGGTTTAAGTTATGATTTAAAAATAGATAATATACAAAATGAAATAACTTTTCAAATTGGTATGTTTACTGATGGTATTTATTTTTCACTAATTCCACAATATTTTCCCGAAACAATTGATTATTTTATTAATTTATTACA